TGTTTAAAATATAATTTCAATGAATACAATAAAAATACATAACCTATCAAATCTGAGTACTCAAAAGTACTCGGATTTTATCCCGTTTCAAGACGATTTTAAAATTGATGAACCGGAGAAAAATAAAAAACTTCAAAACAGGATTAAAAAAGTCGGTTTCAAGTATCCTTTGTACGCATGGTCGAACGATAACAAGCTTTACACATTAGATGCTCATCAAAGATTAAAAGCTCTTAAAACGCTCGAAAACGAGGGGAGCGAAATACCAGAAATTCCGTTTATTTTGATTCATGCCGAAAATGAAAACGAAGCAAAAAAAGAGATTCTATTCCTTAACTCGCGTTATGCAGAAATTGATGTAGATTCAAATTTTATTGATGAAAATTTTGATAGCGAAATTGATTTGAATGTTGAAATACCTGAACTGGAAATAGAGGATTTTGAAAACACTGATTATTCAGATAAAAACCAAGAAATTGTTGTCGAAGAATTTTCTGATAAAATGATTTTGAAATTTGATTTGTCCGAGGACGAGCATTCTTTTTGTATGAATGAATTAAGTAAATTAAATGCTAATAAAGAAATAGCATTGTTAAAACTACTTAAATATGAACAAGTTTAGTTTTGATACGATAAAAGACTTTGATACTCATATTGGTTTGTCAATTCCTAATTATAGTCATATAATAGAGTTGGTTGAAAAGATGTCAACATATTTTATTAAAGATAATACACATGTTTATGACTTAGGGTGTTCAACAGGGTTATTATTATCGAAGTTAGTAAATAATGAAGCATATAAAAAAACTCTTTTTGTAGGTTATGAAACGTCTGAAAATTTAAAACCATCCTCTCCGATGACTTTTGAATGGCGAAACAAAGATATTACACACCCAGATGTTTGTTTTGTAAATGCTTGTTTAATAACTAGTATTTTTACTTTGCAATTTATTGATGTGAATAAAAGACAAGAAATAATAAACAAAATTTATAAGGGGCTTGGAATGAAGTCAGCTTTTATCTTTTGTGAAAAAATATATCTATCTGATGCTTACATTCAAGATATATTCACTTTCTCATATTATGATTATAAAAAGAAAAGTTTTACAGAAGAGGAAATCTTGTTAAAACAGAAAGACTTAAGGAAAATAATGCAGCCTTTAACAGAACGCGAAAATATAGCTATGTTACAAAATGCAGGATTTAAAATTATTGAACCTTTTTTTAATTCATTAATGTTCAAAGGATGGCTATGTGTAAAATAAATGTATTAGGGAGTTGTTCAGTAGAAAGTAGCGACCAAATATTAAAAACAGCATTATCTTTAAAGGGTTTTGATTTTGATTATTTGCGAGGGAGCGTATGGAAACCAAGAACCCGACTTTCTAAATTTAACGGAATCGGAAATGTTGGTTTGAAGTATTTGAAAAGTGCAGGCGAAAAAATAAACAAACCAGTAATTTGTGAGGTTTTTACTGTAGACAATGTAAAAAAAGCGTGTAATTTTGGTATAGATGCTTATTGGATTGGTGCAAGAACAACAGGTAATAGTGTTATAGAAAACGAATTAATAAAAGAAATAAAAAGAAACAAAAAACCAGTATTTATAAAAAACCCTTTTAACGGAGATTATAACCAATGGATGGGTAGCATAGAACGATTTTTAGATGTTAATATAAATGTAATTGGCATACATAGAGGTGTGTTTTCAAAAAAAAATATATACCGAAACACACCGTGTTGGAATACTGCAAAAGACATTAAAAAATTTTTCGGGATACCAGTACTAACAGATCCTTCACACATGACTGGAAACAGTAAATACTTAGAAGAAGTAATAAATGTTTCTAAAATGTTGGGTTTTGATGGTCTGTTTATGGAAATCCACAACGATCCAAAAAATGCAAAAACGGATGCTAACCAACAAGTAACCGCACTCGATTTTTTAGAAATTAAAAGAGAACCAACTTTTAAAGACTTTAGAAACTCCATAAACTGTTTAGACAATGAAATAGTAAACATATTAGAACAGAGATTTTTTTTAACGGAAGAAATTGGAAAATTAAAAACTAAAACAAATGCACCATTCAAGGATAGAAAAAGAGAGGAAGAAATAATCAATAAAACTGACAAGGATTATATAAAAAAAGTATTTGAAAAAATATTAGACACATCTAAAAAACAATGGTAACAAAAAACATATTCCCGATAGAATGGAATTTATCTGATCCGTTAAAAGTACCAAAACATAATAAAAAAGTGTTCGGCACTTTCGTTTGTGGAGGTGGCTCATCAATGGGATACAAATTGGCAGGATATGACCATCTCGGAGGCGTTGAGTTTACAGAACATTACTCAAAGGTATATAAGCACAACCACAAGCCGAAACATTTCTATTTAGAGGACATAAGAGAGTTTAATAAAAGAACAGACTTACCAAGAGAATTATATGACTTAGATTTATTGGATGGATCTCCACCTTGTGCGGCATTTTCAACTGCAGGAGCAAGGGAAAAGGTCTGGGGTAAAAAATCGGAATATGAAGGCAAACAACAAGTAAAAGACGACTTAGTATATGTTTATTGTGATACTATTGAAAAGCTAAGACCTAAAGTTTTTCTACTTGAAAATGTAAGCGGGCTTATAAAAGGTAATGCCAAAGTTTATGCTAAAAAAGTAGTAAAAAGATTATCTAAAAACTATAATGTTCAAGTATTTTTATTATATGCTGCTTCAATGGGAATACCGCAAATAAGAAACAGAGTTTTTATAATCGGACACAAAAAAGAATATAAGTTACCAAAATTAGAAATGAACTTTAAAGTTCCACAGGTAGGGTTTGGAATAACTAAAAAATATTGGAATATACCTAAGACAAAAGAAAATGATATTGAAAAATACTCAATAGGCAAATTGTGGGACGATATTGAAGAAGGAGAAACTCATAAAATACGTTTTAATCTTTGCAAGCCACATACGAAAAAGCCATGCTATACGATAGTGGAAAGCACATCAAATATATCAGCAGCAAGTGTAGTTCACCCTTTTGAAAAAAGAAAATTAAATATTGAAGAAGTCCGTTTATTAAGTACATATCCCAAAGATTACGACTTTTTAGATATTAACGGAATATCTGTAATGGGTAGAAGCGTTCTGCCTGTAATGATGGCTAACATATCGCACCAAATATATTTACAATGGTTAAATAAAATAAAATGAAAACAGATAAACAGAAAATAATAGACTACGCAAAAGATTTATATTTGCAGTATGATAGTGAAGGAAGGAAAGTTTTTTCATTGCGTGATATTGTTGAAAAATTGTTACAGGAAGGTTACAAAAAAGTTACACACCAAACTATAAAAAGATGGTCTGAAAAATACGACTGGAATAAGCTAAATGAAAAGGTAAAACAACATTCAATAAGCAAGGCCGAAAAGGAAAAATTAACCACTGAGGAGCAAATAATAGAGAAAGAAAGCGACAAACTCGCAGAAACATACAAGAACGCTGAAAGCCTTGAAAAAGTAGGCTTTGCGGTTGTTTTCGATGCTTACAAAGGAAAAGAAAACAAACTGATTTCTACAAAAGACGCTTTAACAGCTATTAAGCTCGGAACAGATATAAAACTAAGGATTTTGTCTATTCCTGAATCCGAAACAATCCAAAATGTTAAAATTAACATGGCAGAAATTACGGATGAAGAGTTGCAGGTAATAAATGATAAATTAGAAAACCTTGTATAGCCACTTAACAAATAGAGAGTTATTTACAATGAAAAGCAAGTTGAAATCTGACTTGCTTTTTTTTACACGATTTTTCTTTAAGCTTTTGCAAGGGAGTAAGTTTTTAATAAACGAACATCACCAAACAATCTGCACGAAGCTAACAGAAATATCAGATTATAAATACGAGCTTTTGAATATTAATATTCCTCCGCGACATTCAAAAACCGAACTCGCAGCGGTTAATTTTATCGCGTGGTCGTTAGCTCGAAACCCTTCTGCAAACTTTCTATACATAACAGCATCCGACGAATTAAGAAGCGAAACCAGTACCAGGATTCGAGACATAGTAGATTCATCAGAATTCAAAGAACTTTTTGGAATCGAACTAAAACAGGATACAAAAGCCAAAAACTTATGGAAAACAAACAAAGGCGGAGGTCTCAAAACAGCCACTATACTAGGCCAAATCACAGGGTTTGGAGCTGGAAAAATGGTCGATGCATCAATAGAAAAAGAAATTAGAGAATTTGGCGGTTGTATTGTTCTTGACGATGTTAA